CTGGGAACTGTGCGCCGTTTGAGTTGGCAACCACATACATGACGGTGTACTGAACAGTTCCAGCAGTTACGGCTGCGACAGTAGGAGTCAGTGTTGCAACAACTTTAACGTCTGTTGCGCCAATACCTGCGCCGTTAGGTGATGCTGTGGTCGCTGCGCCTGCCCAGTTTGCCAGTTTGCTTGCGGCGTTGGTAATTGCCAAACGACCTTGAGTCGTAATGTCAGAACTTGCCCAATACAAGTTAGCTGTTGTGCCATCACCAATGGTTAAGTTGGCGGCAGTCGAACCTGTAAAAGCAACAAGGGTGTCAACAAAAATATCTAAGATTTGTGCGCCTGCTGGCAATACACAAATGGTATCTGTCGTTGCGGAAGCAGCTTGACCGGTGTAGTTCTTTTTGAATGTTTGGCTGACAATTGTAGAACCGAGGTTTTCAATTGTACCGACTGTAGTGCCAGTCGTATTTTTAACCGTACCAAGCAGCCACGGACCGAGGTGTGTAGCGAAACCCATGATGGAATCCTTTATGCACAAGTCACCGTATCATCTGTGCATCGTCCCCTAGGCGGGTTGATACGGCATTTAGTCCTAGTCGTACTGCATTTATACGCTTTATTTGGTTACGGTGCAAGTAGTTTGTTTGACTTCTTTAAATTTTCTTCTTGAGTAATGACACGCAGGTTCCACGGTACATGTAGCCCGCACACATCAGGGCTTATTAACGGCACTATATGGTCAACAACATAGCGTTCACCTGTAGTTTTAGTTAACTGTTGGGCTTGCAAATAAAGCTGCCGCATACTAAGTTTTTGCTCTGCTGTAACCCAAAGAGGCGTGGCATCCCTATGGCGGCGCTTACGCACACTGGTTAAGGCTTTGTATAGTTCTGGGTTTGCTTCTTTGTGATTATTTCTATGTCTTTGTTTTTCTTCAGCCGGTCTAGATGCAGCACGAGCTTTAACTACTTCTTTATTGCGTTCGTAATATTTACGTCCCGCAGCTTTTGCCGCTTCTGATTTTGGTTGTTCTTTACGCCGTTCATTATCTAAAACCCAGTCTTCTTTCATACACTCAACACATACGCCTTTGGTTTTGCGTAAAGCAATATGCCCTCGCGTACACGGTTTGCCTGTGAAATAGTGCTTAACTCCGGCTTTTTTTGCATCAGTTCTGTTTGTTGGATATTCCATATCGTCTCCTAGTTACGATACGGGTAATTATAACATAATAAAAAACCCCCGCTTTTGACGGGGGCTAAACTAACTAAGTGCTTGTTTTATAAGGCTTATGCGCCCGGCGAACCATACATCCCGAGGGGGTCGCTCCAGCCAAAGCTGTAGCGTTCACGAGACTTATACCGAACGTTGCCTGTATCGAAGTCACCATCCATTGAATTAGACAGTGGTGTACGGACAAAATGCTTTAAGCCGTTAGGCACATCAGTGGTCAAGAACCAAGCATTGGTGTCGGTCAGATAGTTGTTAATTGTGTAACCATCTGGAATCGAACCGTTGTTCTCAATCGCGTTGATGTCGTTGTCGGTTGTGCCAGTACGCAGTTTGGTGTCGAGCAAACGAGTTGCAACAAACTGTAGTGCGGGAGGAACAATCAACTTCTTGGGTTTAGCGGCAATTAGCAAACCACGCTCATCAGTCCATGCAGCAATTTGAATAACAGCGTTTTCCAACGAAGTTTCATTCAAATCAGCAGCGACTGCTGGTGTGTTGCTGTTAACGCCACCCGAAACCAACGGATGTGATGCACTGAACAAGACAACGCCATCGCCACCAACATAACCAGCGGTAAAACCGTTGTTGAGGACAGAAGCAGCTTTAACTTGCTTAGTGTATGCCATTGCGCGAGCAAGCGATTTTGTATAACGAGCCGACAGTGAGTCGTACAAGTTATCTTCAATTGCTTCTTCTGTTAGGGAAAACCCTAATGCAATAGTTTCGTGGTTGTAACGAGCAGTCCAAGCTTCCTGAGCATTGTCATACGCCAGTGCAGAACCTTCGTTCTTAACAGGGGCGGCTGAAAAGCCAGACAGTTTGGTCTCTTCCTCAAACGAACGCTCTGAAGATTCAGTTTCGTAAATCTCTTTGTGCTGTTCGCCGTAGGTTTTATACTCCATGCCAAACAAGGCATTCAAACCGGGAAGAAGTTCTTTAAGTAGTTGTGCGCGTGAAATAGCCATGATTTAGCTCCTTATACGCCGGTTGCGTTGTTGTACTGGTGCATACCAAAGTTGATTTTAACAATCACTTCTGGGAACACATCAGCAGCGGTTGCTGTATCTCGCACCACATCAATAATACGAATAGGCAGAGTGTTGGTTGTGGCAGTTGAGTCCAGCAACGCAACTTTCGAGTCACCAGTGGTGGTCGAGCCAGCGTTTTGAACTAACGTTGCGTTGTTACCAATAGCCGAGATGCCGACCCCAGTAATAACGGTTGTGCCAGAAACAACGGCAACTTGGAACAACGTATCTGGATCATCTGCAACGACTGCAAAAATCTTCGTGCCAGACTTGATGCTTGTGCTGGCAGGATAAAATTGCTGTTGCTGGATTTGACCAGTTGAAGCGTTGGTAAAGCTCACGCCAAGAAACACACCAACAGGAGTAGCCGTAGTCGTACCGGTGTCCTTTTCGATTGTGCCATCAGAGACGCGTTTAACGAGGTCGCCGTAGAAAATGCTGGTAGCGTAGCCACTAGCGATTTCCATTTGACGAGTTGCGCCAGCAAATACCTGACCACCAATCAGATTGACTGGTTTTAGCCCGTAAGGGGCGCTTACAGTAGGATAAGCCATTTAAGACTCCTGAGTTAAATTTAAGAACCTTTACCAAAACGACTTACCTCGGTTTTGCTCTCTTTAAAAAGTGGCATCCTTGGGTCGCTTTGGCGCATTAAATTATTATCTACAGCTTCCGTTTGAGCGCGTGTTTGGTCTTGGTAATATTTGTTACGCTGACCAACAAACTCAATTGGAGTTTTGCAAAGTAATAATCCGCCAATCTCAATGTTGTCTTTAAATCGACTATTGGGATCAACTAGCAGTTGAAACTTTGGTTGCTCATCTAGCTTGCACGGTTCCCAGCCTTCTCTGATTTTGGCAGAGTAATTGCGGGCATCCAGCGTATTAAGCGTTGCAACCCTAATCCAACGGTAAGCAAAACCTTCCTGTTTATCTGGCTCAGGTAGCAATTCAGGTTGAGTCCACTGCTTGGGACGCTCTTGAACTGCACGGGTTTCTAACTCACGGGGTGTTTTATTTTCAGCCATTTCAATTCTCCAGTTTTAAAACTTCACGCACATATTGTTCCGGTGTAATACCAAGTTTTTTGATGGTATTCATTTGCGATGCCTTTAATCTAATCTTTTTTGAAGATGTAGTTCGGCTCGCCGGTGCAACAACAGTCGTTGATTTTGGTCTAACTTCTGGTTCATCAAAATTTTCTGAAAATCGTTTCCGCATTGTTTTGTCCAATGTGGAATAATATTCATCAGAGCCAACAACGACACCATTTCGTTTAAGTTTTTCATGTAAACCTAAAGCTGCTGCTGTCATTTCTTCATCTTGACCAAACCAGCTATTGCGTTCTTGCCACGCCATAGCTCTTGGATCAGGACGATTGACCTGTTGTTGAGGTTGTACTGCCGTTTCACGCTCTTGTAAAGGGGGTAATTTAAAATTATTTACCCTTTCCATTTGCATTGTTGTTTTTGTGATTAACTCCTGAGCCTCTAATAAGGCATCAGTATCACCAGAATCGTAAGCTTCTTTATAAGCCCGACGAGCATTATCTAGCTGCATCTCTGTTGAATTCTTAACAGCATCAACATATTCCTGTTGACCGCTATCCAACATAGACTTCATGCGTTTGTTTTCAGCTAAAAGACGCTGAGTGGCGTTTAAAGCCTCTTCGCGCTCACGCAAAGCAGCTTCTTTTTCACGTCTTTCATCGTGATAGACCTTCTTTGCCTGTTTAAACTTCTCTCTAACCTCGCTGGAATAGCTTTCAAGCTCTTCTTTTTCAAGCTTTTCTACTATATCCTTGGGCATTGGCTGACGATTACGGTCTTCTTCAGGCGTATCGTCTTCAATTTCAATATTTACATCGTCATTTTCAATTTCAATAGAGAAATTTTCAGTCTCGTCCGGAAATTTAAACTCGTTTTTCTCAAATTCAGCCATGATGTGGCTCCTTTTATTTACGCTTGATGCCGCGAGGGTCTAAAACTGTTGCTTCAACTGAGTCTTCATTGATTAAGCGAAATTCTTTGCCATGAATAATTAATCTAGAGCCAGCATTTGGACGAATTAAAATAAAATCGCCTTTTTTGCACCACGGACCGTTTGGATAACGTGTTTTGTCGGTATAACAATCTGGTCCTAGTGCTACAACAAACAAAACCGTTGTTAACACCTCTTCAATTCTGATAGTTTCATCAGCTTTAATTAACCCACTTTCATATTCTTTGTCCATTTCTGGGATTGCACAAAGAATATGCCAACCTGATGGGGTTGGAAGTTGACTTGCTTTTTCTTCGTTGCTGTATGTTCCTATTACTCGTGGATTATTGGGGTTTGAACCAATAAGAATCTCACTCATCTGAATGCTCCAAGCGTTGTTTAAGGTCTAAGGTATAACCCCTTGCAATGAGAAGACCTTTAATCTCACCGCAAAGTCGTTTGTACTCTTCAAATGATTCGGACTTACCTTCTCCGATATATTCTCTGAGTTGTTGTGCCTTTTCGTCTAGTTGTTGAACTAAAACATCAAGTGCGTCCATTATTTGCCTTTATGTATGTTTGAAACACGAGCAGCAATACGTTCTCTTAAATCATTTTGTTTATTTTGGGCATCAGCGCCTAAACGAATGCTTTCTAAGGTTTGTTGAGATTCAAATTTCTGGCGGTCTTGTTCTGCTTTTAGACCAATTCTTGTGCCTTCAGCTTTTGCTTGATTATCAACACGCGCTTTTTCAATTTCAATCTGAGCTGCTTTAAGCTGTGCGTCTGATTGATCTTTCTGAGCTTTGCGTTGTAAATCTTGCTGCTTGATTTGAAGCTCTGCTTGTTGCATTTGCACCATTGGGTCTTGTGCTTGTTGTTGCGCTTGTTGCTGTTGAGCCTGCGCTTGATTCATTTGCAATAGACGCTGTGCAGCCTGAGCCAACAGAGGAGCCAAGCGAGCTTCCACTTCGGGGTCCATGTTGATATCTTCGCCAGAAGCGTCTTTCTGAGGGGGCAGGTTCATGCCTAATTGCTTCTCAATTTCAACTCTGTACCCAAACCCTAAGTGTTCGTTAATATGCGCCTGCATAGCTGCCTGCAAAGCTTGTGCTTGAGGTGATTGACCAAGCACTTGAACCACTTTGGGGTCTTGCATTGAAGTGGTATGAACAATAATATGCGCTTCGTGATTTTGATAAGCAAAAGCTTTAACTGGCTTGCCCATTAAAATGTTTTGATTCTCTGTCACTGGGTCTTGTGGCTTTTGATCCTCAGACATAGGCACAAGTTTCTGCGCTTCTTTAATTCCTAAAACCTCAAGCATTTGGCGATGCAATAACGGCATGTTGTAAAACTGTGGGCTTGTTTGCGCCAGTTGTAAAACAGCTTGGTATTGCACAATCTTCTGAGCCATTGTTGATGCATTTGGATCAGAGACTGGAATAACATCAACGTTTTTATAATCAGACTTCTTAGCTTTGCGACTGCCTTCTTCAGGCTCGTAGTCATAATCACTAGGTGCATTATCTGCAATAATATTTTTAAGAAGTTTTAATTCTTGTTTTAATGAAAAATGAATCCTTGCTTGGACTGCACTCATTACTTTAAGGGTGCGCTCAAGGATTGCCAAGGTCGTTCCAACAGGAGCTTGGCTAGACATATCTGATGTTTGCAAATCAGCGGTGTTAGCAAAACGGCGACCGTCTTCTACAATCTGACCAAGGAGCGCCATTAACACTTGGCTAGGCTCTTTATATGGAAGAGGCATGATGTTGTCTTTCATTGTTCCTGACGCAACATCTACGTCTCTAAATTCGCCCGGAGAAATTGGGGTGTCATCCCCTTTAATCCTTAATCCTCTTGTTTTAAAACCGCCGGGAAGATTAGACAAAGTCCCAGCATCAACAAGTTGCCGAATAATAGAAGTGCCTGACTTGGCAAAAGCACCGATAAGATGAATAAGCCCAAAACAATAAAAACCAAAGCCCGGTATATAGCCGTAATGTACAAAGTGCTGGCGCTTAATATATTGTTTATCATCAGGTTTCCAATTACGACGAATGGATAAAACTTTACTTGTGCCTTTTTCAATGGTGACAACATAAGGCAAAGCAATACCTGTTTTTTCTCCGTCTTCTTCATGCTCAAAGCCGGGCAAATCTAAATCTACATGCATCTCTAAAAGCTTGTAGCGATTATCTGTTGTGGCTCTAAAGCCTAATCTTTCAGCAATCTTTTTTTCAACTTCATCTAAAGTGTTCTCAGGATCGCCTAAATCAATGTCTAGATAAAAACCAGACACTTGCAGTTTTCGGAGTTCATTTTCGTTTTTACGCATGACATGCGTAACACGCTCTGCTGATGCTAAATCAGTGGCTCCGTATGGTACGACTACATCTTCTGCTGGAACAAATAAAGCAACCTGCCTGTTTAAACTGGGGTCTTCATACACTTTTCTAAAGGCGTTTCCAGAAAGTCCTAAGCCCCAGATAAGGCGTTCTGTTTCAGGGCGATACTCTGGCATTTGCTCTGTCAGTTGATAATTCATATCCTCTTGGACACGCAACGCAGCTTCTTTCTTTTCCTGCGTTTCTTTGCCAATAATCTTAGTTTTTACAGGACCGGCAGCAGGAAACAAAGACATAACTGTTTCTGCTTGAAACTTAACTAAAGCTTCTGCCATAAGAGGATGATAGATACCACAAGCACCTTCCCAAGGCTCAGTGCGTTCTTCAATCTTCAGACCAAGAAGTTCTAGTCCGTCTACATAGGTTTGAATCCAATCTTTTCTTGAAGAAATATCATCGTCAAAATCAGAAATTAAATCACTAGCCAATATAGAAAGTTCAGACTCGTTTAAATCTTCTGCTAGGTTTTTAGCAAAATTATCATCACTTGGTTCAATTTCAATCTCTAATCCGCCAATATTGATACTGACTGATTCGGGGTCTTCAATTTCAATTTCAATATCAGGCTCTGCCATTAAGGTCTCTAAACCTACTGGGGCTGCGTATAAAGATTTTTCCATTATGTCTCTCAGTAATATGCGGTTCTGCGTTTAATTACAGGTTCATCTTCTGCGTCACTTGTTAATCTAACAAAGCCGCCTTTACGAAATCTAAGTAATGCTTGTGACGTTGAGTCCACAATGTCGTCATGCTCGCCGTTTGGAAATGCTGCACATTCTTCCATGACCTCTTCTGCCCATCTTGTGGCTGGACACCACACAAAACCAGACGCAAACATATCTGATATGGCGTTTACACGGGCTATCTTATCAGAGCCTTTGCTGGGTGTATATTCTTGTAAAGGAATACCTAGCTGTCGCAGCTCATAAATTAACGGCGCACCAGCAGCTTTCTTTTCAACAATTAAGTTATCCGGTTCCCATTCCATATACATTTCCTTAGCCTTTTGTTTAAGCTCAGGAAATTCCATTCTTTCTTTAAACGCATCCAAAAGAATAATATTGGGTATGTCAAAGCCTTCTGCATTGGTTTTGTAAAATACGCCCCAAGTCGTACAAGCTGAATAGTCTGCGCGATTGTTTTTCTCAAAGGCGGTATCCCACGATTGAATAATGTAGTCACAAAAGGGAGGTTCTTCGCCTTCCCAAATCTTCCACATCTCGCGCTTAATGATTCGCCTTCTTCTGAGGTGGGATTCTGCTGGTACTGTGCTTCCCATTTACTAACAGGGATTTCAGCCTTAATAGCTTCTAATTCTTTCTTAGACCAGAACTCTTCCCACAGTGGGTTTCCTGACGGAAGTAAAGCGGGAAACTCTATGACTTCCCATTCATCACCATCTCGCTTCATTGAGTTGGCTAGGATTTGACCGGTTAAGTCTTTCTTAGACCAGCGGGTCATCACAATAATAATAGACCCGCCCGGCTGGAGACGCTGACGAGGTCCAGAGCCGTACCATTCAAAGACCCTGTCATAGACATCAGGACTTCCTTGCATGGCTTCTTGCTCACTATGCGGGTCGTCAATGATCAATACATC